CACACTATTAGACCTATAATTAAGCCGCAAATTGATGATAGTAAAGAGATCTTAGGACCGCTTTACGACAATCTTACAGGTTTTCATTATGATTTTCACGGTTAATTAACTAACTAACGGGATACGGAACCAGCTACCATTAATGTTGACGCATAAACTATCAGTTGAATAACCTGTGAAATTTACTGTACCTCCAAGACTTAGTGGATTATTACTTGATCCAAGAACTAGCTGACCCGATCCTGTGACAATAGCACCAGCTCCAATAGCAATTGAATCACAAACATTAGATACGCTCTGACCAGCATTACAGCCAATAAAAACCGAATTTTTAACATACGTTGCATTAAGACCTGCAGCGTAACCTATAAATGTAACATGACAGCTATTAGTTGCACAAATTCCCGCACTGTTACCTATAAAATTAGCATGACAGCTAGTACTAGCACCTCTACCTGTATATCTACCGATAAATATATTGTTATTTGTATTATTTGATGCTTTACCTGCACTGTAACCTATAAATGTTACATCATTGTTAGTCGTTGATCCGCAACCTGCGCACCTACCTATAAAATTAGAGTCACAGACAGTACTAGCGTTTCTACCAGCGCATGTACCGAAGACGTTATTATGACACGCCGTAATCATTCCTACACCAGCATTATTACCTATAAAGTTAGAATCAGTTGTTGCTGTAACACCATTACCTGCATTACATCCTATAAAATTAGAATTACTTGCTGATGTAGAATTACATCCTGCTCTTTCTCCGATAAAATTAGAAAAACTAGATGATGTTGCACCGTAACCAGCCGCGTTACCTATAAAATTAGAAGAACTCGCAGAACCCGCTCCGCAGCCAGCCGCGTTACCTATAAAATTAGAAGTACTTGATGATGTTGCACTTCTACCAGCATTATTACCTATAAAGTTAGAATTCTGAGCTGACGTTGCACCGTTACCTGCATTAAGACCTATGAAATTAGCACACGTAGAACTTGTAGCGTTATTACCAGCACTTCGGCCTACAAAGAAACTATCTGAACGAGTCGCACTTATAGGTATGCTACCTATGTTAATTGCACTTGATGCGAATGTCTGAGTCTGAGTAAATGTATTTGCTGCGCTAAGTCGAGCATAACCGCTTAAAGAGCTACTGAGAGCATAAGAGCTTAGAGAGCTATTGAGAGCATAAGAGCTTAGTGCAGTACTTGAAATATATAAGGAAATTGAACTTGCTAAACCTCTTACAGTAACACCTCCCTGAACAAAAACGAGTGTCTCACTTCCTGAAAGTGGTTGCGCGGAGGGTAGTTGTGAAATCTTTGGCATAATAATATTTATGGAACTCTTATATAATTAGTATATAATTATTAAAATGGTTAAATTCGATAAAGACACTCACACCTATACCAATGTTATTACTGACGAGAAGTATATTTCGTGTACAACATTGCTAGGAAAATATGTAAAACCATTTGATTCCGACTACCATGCAGAAAGAGTAGCAAAACGTGAAGGTGTGTCAAAAGAATTTATACTCAATGTTTGGAAGCAGCAAAACGATACTGCGAACGAAAGAGGTACAAAAATTCACAAGCTGCTTGAAGATTATATTGGTGAAGGAGTAACTGATTCACTATATAATTGGCTCTACAAATCGTATGATAATGTATGTGCTGAAGTCATTAGCAAGTACAAAACTGTACAGACAGAGCATATGCTTCATAATCACGAATTTAAGATTGCAGGCACATCTGACCTTATCTTTGATCATGGTGATACATTCACTGTGGCAGACTTTAAGACTAACAAAGCGTTTAAGTTTGAAAATAAGTATAATGAATTTCTTTTAGACCCTGTGTCTCACATGATGTATAGTCAATTCACTGTGTACGCCTTACAATTGTCTCTCTATGCTTATATGCATGAGCTCCTAAGCGGAAAGCGGTGTAGAAAGCTTGTGTCATTATATTTAAAGGATGATAAGATAGTACCTTACCATTTTAACTATTTGAAGACTGATATTATTAACATTTTGAATCACTACAGCCTAAATAGCTGTAAATGAAAAAAGATGTTTTACTAAAAAAATTAGATTCACATATCGAAAAGATTCAAGACACACTAGATGATATATCATCCTTGCTTGAATTAGATGTTGATGATGAAGAGCTTGCTCAGATGTCTGTGATATTTAAAGAACACGTAGAGGCTGCAATTACAGATAATGATGAGTGTAGCTACAGTGATATCGCTGATTATATAAGAGAAAATTTATAAGTTGATTTTCTGAGATCATCATTATAATTGTTTTATGGTGAATGTGTTGATCCTAGGAAATGGCTATGTTGGCAATGAACTTAATAGATTGTTAAATAGATGTAATGTACACTTTAAATCTTTAAAAGATCTTAATTATCACGATCAAGGAACTCTACGGAGATACATAGGTAATAACAATATATCCTATGTTATTAACTGTGCTGGTTTTACTGGGCGTCCTAATGTTGATGAATGCGAAGAAAAAAGAGAATTGTGTACTAAGCTTAATGTAACTGTACCTCTGCAGATCGCAGAATCCTGCAAAGCACTATATGTAAATTATATCCACATCTCATCAGGTTGCATTTATGGCGGTTATGAAAAAAATTATACAGAAGAAGATACTCCCAATTTTGGTTTCTACGATAGTCATTCTTCGTTTTATAGTAAAACGAAACACCTTTACGAAATATTGAGTAATGTAGGTCTTACAATAAGAGTAAGAATGCCATTCACGCCATATGCTAGTAATCGAAACTATCTCAACAAACTAATCGCTTATGATACACTTATTGATTGCGTAAACTCTAAGACATATTTGCCAGATTTGTGTAATTTTATTCAGTATATTATTGATAATAATATCTACACCAATAATATCGGTGCGGTAAACTTTGTAAATCCTTCGCCTCTTTGTACTAAGCAAGTAGTTGAGCTAATGGAAGAGTTTAATTTAGTGGATTCATCAACTAAACAGTTCGTGTTAACTGTAGAATCTCTCAATGTAAAAGCAAACAGATCAAATTGCGTGCTTGAAAATAAGAAACTTGCTGAATTATATCCAGATTTCTCTATACGTACAGAACGCGAAGCAATAAATCATGCTTTGTCTGAAATGAAGGAACTATCAAACACAAAATAATGACAAAAGGAATCGTCCTCGCAGGTGGAAAGGGTACACGTTTGTACCCGCTAACGCATAGTATTAGTAAACAGTTACTGCCTGTTTATAACAAGCCTATGATATATTACCCTCTTCAAACTCTAAAAGATATGGGTGTAACTGATGTTCTAATCATTGTATCAGATCTTGTACAGTTCATGCTTTTTAATAAGCAGTTAAAGTCTGGTGAAGATTATGGGATGAACATAAAGTATGAGGTTCAAGAGTCGCCTAATGGCTTACCTGAGGCATTCATTATTGGAGAAGAATTTATTGGCGATGATGATGTTGTGCTTGTCTTAGGTGACAATGTATTCATCACAAATACACCACTCAAAGCTTCACCTAATACAATCTTTACATATAGTGTACAGAATCCCTCAGCATATGGTGTTGTAGAGGTTAAAGATAATAAACTTGTACAGATTGTTGAGAAACCTAAAGAATTTGTGTCGAATGACGCAGTAGTTGGATTGTATTCGTTTACAAATACTGCAGTGAAATTAGCTAAGGAGTTAAAGCATTCATCTCGCAATGAATTAGAGATAGTGGACCTCATTAGGAACCTCGATAAATTAGAGGGAGTTAATATTCACAAGTTAGATGGCTTCTGGTTTGATTGCGGAACGCATCAAGATTTATTAGAGTGCGCAAATCTGATTGAAGCTATTGAACACAGAACAACACAAATAATTGGATTACACTAAATGAAACGTATTATAGTAACAGGCGGATTTGGCTTTATTGGTTCTCATGTAATTGAAGAGCTTTTAAAGAGAACAGATGTAGAGATTATCGCAAATATCGATAACCTTCAGATTGGTAGTGATCCTAATAACCTACCGAAAGATTCGAGACTTCAAAACTTTGGCGCTGATATAGCAAATAAGAAAGTAATGGATAGTATTGTTAGGAAGGTTAAACCCACGCATATTATTCACCTTGCGGCAGAATCGCATGTTGACAGATCAATTACAGGTCCGATCAACTTTATAACTACAAATGTATTAGGTACTACAGTTCTTCTTGAATGCTTGAGATTGATTGCTCCTACAGCAAAGTTTGTTCATGTATCTACTGATGAAGTTTATGGACATTTAGAGTCGCGAGACGCTGAACCATTTACAGAGAAAACTCCTTTGGATCCTCGTTCACCATACTCTTCATCAAAAGCTTCTTCTGACCTTATTGCGCTCTCTTATAAGAGTACATATGGTCTTGATATTACAGTAACTCGTTGCTGCAATAATTATGGTGAGCGTCAATTCGACGAGAAATTCATTCCTACTATTCTTAAGCATATCGTAGAGAAGAAACAGATTCCAGTTTATGGTAATGGGCAGAATGTAAGAGAATGGATTTATGTCAAAGACCATGCGAAAGCGCTTCTAGAGGTTCTGTTCAGTAATAAACCAGAAGATGTGTACAATATATTTGGCACAGAGCGCTTATCTAATCTCCAATTAATTAATGTTATCACAGATATTGTTGAGGATGTATATCCAATGTACAAGCAGCAGAATTACATTAAGTTTGTTGAAGACCGGAAAGGTCATGATTTTTGCTACATGATTGGAACAATTCACGATAACGCAATTGACGCACTTTATAGTCAGCAAGATTTTTATGCGTCGTTAGAGAAGGTCGTGAAGTTCTACGCAGATAAATTTACATCGCAAAAATACAAAACGAACTCCTATACAATTGTGTAGTATGAGAGTTCTAAGAGTTATCACTCCAAAGGAAAATGCACAATGGGATCCAGAAGTAGCGTGCGATGTTCTTATTGATTACTTCTACGAGGTTGATCATGAGAACAAAGGCGTCAAGTTTGTTGATGTAAAGGGATACGTAGCTAACGAGGATGGCAAATTAACTCTTTGGGAACTTCCATATAATAAGAAACTGCTTATGATTGGCATGATCCTTAATAGTCCGCTTGCGCACGAATCTCATTATTTTTTACATAAAGACGAAGAATGAAAGAATACGAAAGTACGATTGGTAAGTATCGATTCAAGCTCGATGCTCAAATGAATAAGATTGAGGTATACTGTCAGTCAAAAGGAGTAGAGCCTTTAGCTCTCATACAAGTGAAGCCTAATTTGCAAGAGAAGGACTTTCATTATGAGATCATGCAATGGGCATCAGAAAATAACGCAATATAAAATATATGTACTGTAACTGTGGAAATAAGATTGAAGAAGCTCGTCTCGAGCTTAAACTAGAGAAGTGTAGGGTTTGTGCTTTTGCTGGACCTGATCTACGTCCTAAAGGTCGAATGATTTATAGCCATAAAACCGCTGGTGAGATTGAGATCTTGTCGCATAGTACTTGGCAGGAGAATCGTTCACGCTTTCAAGCTAATGGTGCTCGCAGCGCAGTTAAGAATTTTAGTAAAAACGTTTGTAGTTAATATGAAAAAAGAAAGTTCATTTAAGGCTCAATGGAAAGCCGAGACAGACTTTATCAATGGTCTTGTCAAAAAATATCCAAATGTAAAATGGAGCCATGGCTCTCCTGAGATTAGCGATTGCCCTACGGGCTGGCGACCAATTGTTGAAGACTTGTTTGCTGAGCTCGATACTCTTTCAAGAAATGGTATTGGCTATTACGAGTCTGGTTTGGTCAAGCGCATTATTGATGAGTGCAATCGTTTTCTCGATAAACTGCACATGCCTCGCAAATTAAGATTTAAAAGAAGATTTGCAAAACATCGTGTCGAAAAACCAGATATCAAAATTGAACAGCTTAAAGAAAAATTTGCTGAACTGCGAGTCTATTATAGTTATAATGATCAAAGAGCACATGATCGCGTACAAGGTATGATTGATCTTGCAGAAAGAATTTGTAGCCACACGTGTCAGGTTAGCGGAGCAGATGGCAAGCTAAGAACTGATGGTTGGTGGGTTGTGCTAAGCGATAAAGAATATTTAAAACTTAAAAAGAGAAAATATGGAAAAACGTAAACAATATGCAATTGGTCAACATGATCTTTGCTGCGAGCATCTAGGAATCGGCAATAGTCACGAAGATCGATGTGATACTCTTTTTGAGGCAGTGCTTGCTTTGCAAGACGATCTTACAAAGTTTAAAGAACGAGCTGCTGGTCTCGAGACTCTCGCTGGTGAATTGATCACGATGTTTCGTGTTAATGTACAGCGTGGCAATATTAACTTAAAGGATGCTGAGCTTGATACTCATTTGACACCATGGATTCAACGATTGCAAAAGTTAAAACAGATTAAGACACTTGGAAATATGCCAAAAGCATGGTTTGAAGCTAGCGCTAAAATTGAAGCAGATAGCATTATTGTAGGTAATCGATCTGAGCCAACTCATCCTTACCCGCAGAAATATAGTGTTTGTGATGGGTGCAATAAACGAGTAGAAGTAACTTTTGGTGGATCACATAGCGATTGTAGTTATGTATATGGCCGCAGAGGCTGGCGTCAACTTGGCTCGTATGATGGCTAAACAAAAAAATAAGAAATAATATGGAAAATAATAGTAATAATGGGTGGTTTGCATTAGCACTAACCTTGGTGTTTATTGTGCTTAAATTAACCCAGCAGATTGATTGGTCTTGGTGGTGGGTATTGTCTCCGCTCTGGCTGCCTCTTGCGTTGGTACTTTGCTTGGCAGCTATAGTCGTGATATTTATGGCACTATTTGGAGGTTTTATGAGATGAGCGAAAAACGATTAGACGGCAAAGCAGAGCTTGAAAGAGCTCTGAAGCTACACCAAGCCAGCGCAGATAATTATCATGTTGGTAATATGTACCCTTTGAAGGATGGTGAAGAGATTGACTTGTCACAGTTAACTATTAGTTCAAAAAGCATGAGCAAACCTTTAATCAATTGTTATGATGGTTTAAGTGAAGAGTATTTAAATAGCTTGAGTAAAGACGATCTGGTAAATATTTTGCTAATTATCACCACCGTTAATCCAGTTAATAGTGGTGAATATTATCCCACTGATTGCTATCTTCCAGATACGCTAGCAGACATAATCAGAAAAAGACATGTACGGACGACTTAACAGAAACCAGTCTACACAAATGATTGAGGAAAATGCTAATTGCGCATGTAGGGAATGTAATCCAAATGCATGGTGGATGGTTGTATGCTGCATTTGCGGCAATAAACGCTGTCCTCATGCTACAAATCATGAAAATGAGTGCACCAACAGCAACGAAACAGGTCAAGCAGGATCAGTTTATAAATAAGGAACGCTGATATAATTATCTTATATGGAACTTACAACAGATTTACTAGTCGTAATGGGCGATACTCATGGAGAATGGGGATCTGCTCTTGATGCTATACAAAGGAATCATATTCGTGATGCAATTATTCTGCACGCTGGAGATGTAGGCATTGGCTTCCTACCTAAAGATGTGCAGGAAGAAATACTTGAGTCTCTTAATGCAGAGCTCGCAGAAAGAAATGTGCGAATGTTTTGCATTAGAGGCAATCACGATGACCCGCAATACTTTACTGGTGACTATGCATATTCGAATATTGCACTGATACCAGACTATACGCGCATGCGAATCAATGGCGAAGAGTTTTTGTTTGTAGGTGGTGCAATTAGTATTGATCGCATCAAGCGTACTACTTATAAGTCTTGGTGGCCTGATGAAGTACTGGTATATGATGCAGAGCGTGTTACGCCATGTGATGTTCTAGTTACTCATACTGCTCCAAGCTGGGTTGGTCCGAATGATAAAACTGGTATTGCTTATTACACTGAGAATGACGCCACTCTTTGGGCTGAATGCGTCTCTGAGAGAATTCTCATGAATAAATTAGTTGAAGCATGCGGTGCAAAGCGTCACTATTGCGGCCACTTTCATATGAGTGCAACTGCAGAAAACAATGGTTGTCGTAGCACAATCCTTAATATCAATGAACTATTAGAACATCGCTAAGATTATAAATGAAGCTATTATGAGTGAGATAAATAATTTTAATAACTATATACGACTTTATAAGAAAAATATTGCAGAAATTCTTGAAAAGAAGGTTAAGCCTCTCTTTGAACTTATCGCAATCCTTGAGAAACAAAGGGATGAAATTATTTTAGATTCTCAGTTTACATGGAATGAAAAGACATTTAAAGTTTCAGATATGCAATGGTATAACGACTGGATGTATGATGACTGTCCTTATACTCCAGGCTATAAGAGTTTTACAGAGACATTAAAATTGTTGTCTGTTGATAATAAAAGTGAATTTTTAACACTGCCTGCTAATGAGCATGGATGGTATGATAATTATCACCAACAATTCAAAGACTTCGAGAACTTTTTCATTGATAAATTTGGTGTTTCATTTAAAATGATACTAAAGAAAGGTGAAGTGAAACAATAATATGTCAAAAAAAATACTAGCTACCTCAAAAACGTGCGGACCGTGTCATGTGCTTAAAGCGCAGTTAAATCGACTGTCTATTGAGATCGAAACCAAAGATCTTACTAATTCAGCAGATTTTCAATGGTTTAGAAAGCACTCTATTAGACATGTACCGTGTCTCGTTGTAGAGGATGATAATGGTGATATTGAGATTGTTCAAGGAACAGAAGAAATTATTCAGAGACTCAAAGCTTAGGGCTTGAGTCTCTGTTTTTTGTGAGAAATCTAATTGTTTTTCATAAATAATAATTAGATATGTTTAATGACCATCTCAGTAAAATTTACGCACTCGGAACAACAGGTCCATTCGCAGGAATTGCGTTAAGCCACGGACTTATTAACGAGTGGCTTCAAACAGTTTCACTGTCTATGGGTATTTTAACAGGTATAATCGCTGTTTGCACTTTTATTGCAAAAAATAGTAGAAAAAGCGACAAGAAGTAATAAATAATTTTCGTGATACGATATTCAAAAAGCTGGACAAGACAGTCAGCGGAGCTCTTCGGAGGTTCGCCGATGAATTGCATTGTGTTAGTTTTTTGAGATCCGTATAACATAAGCGCAAAAAGCACCAAGGAAGCGGATCTCTTAACTGAGATCCGCTTTTTTAATGAACTTCATTATAATGGTGTTGTAATAGAGAAACAAGATAAAGGTTCAAGACGAGGGAGCACCTGAAGCGCCCAAGCGTGCACGATTAGGTGTCACTACAACATAGCGTTTGTAGGTAGTGTATATTGTTTTAAAAATTTCTCAAAAATATAAGTTGTTTTTGTTAACGAACTAGGATATAATGATGATGTCAGCGATGATCTAAATGATCGACGATGTCAAGGCCAGTACAAAGGTATTGGTTATCCGAATAGGATATTTTCTATTGTTCTTTGACAAGCAAAACACTTAACAGTCAGGGTTTCGGTCGCCTGACTTTAAAGAAAAGACCGAACATTTTCAAATGGACCGTTCGTCCAACGGATAGGACTAAGGCCTTCTAAGCCTCCAATCTAGGTTCGAATCCTAGACGGTCTACCAATGCTGCTATCGTCTATCGGTTAGGACAAATGGTTTTCAACCATTAGAGCGGGGTTCAACTCCCCGTGGCAGCTCTCTTTTTTCAGGTTAAGACATGAACTAGTATAAATACTAGTATGTATTATACGGTTTATAAGATAACAAACTTAATTAACGGTAAAATATATGTTGGTGTTCATAGAACATCCAACTTGAATGATTCGTATATGGGATCTGGTATGCTTATTAAGCAAGCGATTACCAAACACGGAGTTGAAAACTTTGAGCGTGAATACTTAGCGGTCTTCGATAACCCTGAAGATATGTATGACATGGAGTCGAAAATAGTAAATGAAGAATTTATTAACTCTCCATCTTCTTACAACCTTGCTACAGGCGGCTACGGAGGCTGTCCTATATCTGGATCAAAAGGAGGCAAAAATTGTGCTGCAAAGTATAAGACGGACCCTGCTCTTGCAGAGGAACGATATTTTAGAAATAAGCTTCGTTTTGAAGAGTTAAAAAAGCAGGGAAAATGTTTAGGTGGTCCAAAATTTAAAGGGATGAAACACACCGAAGAGACAAAAGCAAAGATCGGGGCTAGTATTTCTAAAAAATGTCGTGGAGAAAACAACTCTCAGTTCGGGACAATGTGGATAACAGATAAGGTTACAAATAAAAAGATTTCAAAATTCGAACCTATCCCAGAAGGCTGGGAAAAAGGTCGTATAATAAAGTAAAAGTATGTTCTTAATATCCTATTGTAGCTCAGTTGGTCAGAGCACTCGGTTGATAACCGATAGGTCGCAGGTTCAAATCCTGCCAGTAGGACCAAATTTTTCAAAGGTACGTGAGGCTACTGTTGGTTGTGTGGCGGCAGACTGTAACCCTGCTCATCAGAAACATCGTTGGTTCGATTCCAACCGCGTACACCATTTTTATTCCGAGGTTAGCATATGTAGTAATGTCCTGCCTTGTGACGGCAGCGAACATGGTGCAAGTCCATGACCGCGGACCATTTTTGAGCAGCGAGAACTCGGACTAAGTAAAAGGAGGTTCAACTCCTCCATTCTCTGGCTAGTCACTATCAGGATGACAACCTGACTGCTCAAATCCACTTTTTTTTAAAAAGCACCGTTAGTGTAATGGATAACACGCAAGATTACGACTCTTGTAATAAAGGTTCGAGTCCTTTATGGTGCACCAATTTAATATCGGTATGAAGCTTTAATGGTGAAGCGGTTGTCTGAAGAACAACATAAGACGATTCAAGCGCGTCCATGCCGGCCAATTTTCAATCGCGGGGTAGAGTAGAGGTAACTCAACGGTCTCATAAGCCGTGTACGTGGGTTCGAATCCCACCCCTGCAACCAATTTTATGGAGCATTAGTATATCGGTTAGTACGAAGGATTGTCGATCCTTTGGGACGGGTTCGACTCCCGTATGCTCCGCCAAATAACATTTAACGGGCCTGAAGTGTAACCTGGTTGCACGCTTCGTTTGGGGCGAAGAAGAGGCGTTCGAATCGCACAGGCCCGACCAATTTTCAAAACATGCGTTGATCGTCTAATGGTAAGACCTTGGATTCCAAACCCAAAGATGTGAGTTCGATTCTTACTCAACGTGCCAAACGAGGCGAAGCTTTGATGGCTGAAGCAATCGGTTCTTACCCGATAGAAGCCGGCTCGAGTCCGGACGCCTTGACCAATTTTCAATAAACAACGGGTCTATGATGAAACTGGTTATCATATCTGACTTTTAATCAGACTTTCCGAGTTCGAATCTCGGTGGACCTACCAATTTCAATAGGACTTTCGTATAACGGTTATTACTCTCGGCTTTGACCCGATAGATAGATGTTCAATTCATCTAGGTCCTACCAATTTGCGTCATTGACAGAGCGAGCTATTCACTCGTGATCATCATTTGAGGCTGGGAAAAGTTGCTGAGACGACGGAGAAGGAATTCTTTAGTTGCAGAACTTAGTACCTAAACATTTTTAATTCCCAGCGACCCGAGCAGGCGAACGGGCGTGGCTGTTAACCACTGCACCATGAATAATGGAGGCTAGGATCGTTACCTAGGCTGGGAGCCATTTTACAAAGGAGTCGGACTGTTGTCAGCATCCAAATCTGTGAAAAGAGGAGGTTAGGTAATAAGTGGGACGAAACCCACACGGCGCCATTTTTTCAATCTTTGCATAGCGTGTATTGGTTCTGGTAGAGCGCGCATAACTCTGAGCATGTCAGAGAGAATCTACAAAGTATACGCTATGCAATTCTAAATGTCCGCCGGCTGAGACTACGCTGATGCACAGTTTGAGTTTAATAGCTCTTAACGATAACGCCGATAATTAGTGGACGCCAAATTTCATAGTTGAAGTTCAAAGGAACTAGATTATAATAATAATGTAAGCAATAGTAGCGAATGGTACAGCAGCGTGTCAGTAGTCAAGATCTCATGGCGGAAACAGGCGGAATACGACAGTACGAGAAACTGGAGCGTGTTTTTATGGAGGTTCAACTCCTCTCTATTGTTTAATGCAATCGGCCTCGTGAACAGTGGTGATGCTCTCAGCTTGGATTAAGTTCCTGTCTTCGGATTGCTGTGGTCGTATACCTGCGCCTAAAGCTGTTCAAACAATTTTAAAATGCTCCTGTAGGTTAATGGTAAACCACCGGCCTTATACACCGTTTAGCGCTAGATGTGCGCGAAATCCGGGTTCGAATCCCGGCGGGAGTACCAAATTTTCAATACGCTTGTAGCTCAGTGGTTAGAGCAAGCCTCTCATAAAGGTTAGGTCATGGGTTCAAGCCCCATCGGGCGTACCAATTTCTTGAAACATTAACACGCCACACTCTGATCAAGCGACGTGGTAATTATAGATAGACATACAATGCAGAAGGTTCGATTCCTTGACTCTGGTGAGGTCTGTGTAGTATGGAATGGATCGTGAAATCCTATAGTGTTAATGTATAAATAATTTTTTATGGGGCTATGATGTAACGGTAACATACAAGATTTGCAATTTTGTTCTGAGAGTTCGATTCTCTCTAGCTCCACCAAATTTCAATCCCCGCTGTAGCTTATACGGTAAAGCCTACGCTTGTGACGCGTACTAACTCGGTTCGATCCCGAGCAGCTGGACCAAACGCGCTAATAATTTAATGGTAAAATGTCTGTCTTCCAAGCAGAATTCCTGAGTTCGATTCTCAGTTAGCGTACCAATTTAACAACTCTGTAATTCCGTAACATAGCATAGATGATAATGCGCCCGAAAGGGAGAAGGTGCTTAGACCACATGAGGAAAAAAGAATTCAGAATTTCGGTGATCTGAATTAAAAGAAAACACCGTACACTTTTAATGCTGAAGTAGCCAAGCGTAATTGTGAGGGGTTCTATTTTGCGTCCTATGCGTTTTCTCACCGTTTTAGCGACGATGCAAGTCAAGCCCAATGAGCGGGAAATAACGGATCAGGTTTGAGGTCATCCAGTAAAAACCTTATAATGGCCGCAAAACATAGATGGCGATGTGCTGGTTTTGTACTCCAGATAGGAGGGTTCAAGTCCTTCTGCGGCCTCCATATTTTTTTGACACAGACGGTCTAGCTGTTGTAATTTACGAGACCATAAGAGAGGGTGATTGCGAGTGCGAATGCGTAGTAAGTCTTTTGACCGAAACAAAACAATATCTCGACAAGACCGGATACTTGAACAAATTTCTGCCTCTCAAACTTCAGCGTGTGTCATCCAATTTGTATGAACAGCCGCTTTTCGTGTCTAGGGAAAAGCTCCACAATATCAAGGTTATGATATGGCGCTGGTGAAATTCCAGAACGGATTCAAATTTACCTAAACGGGCTCATGAAACATAGGGACGGGCTCTTCCAATAGCGTGATGGCTATAGTCTTCGGACGAAGAGTATGTATATCTTGCAGAAGTGTTTCACTACAATTTTTTAATGCCTTGTTAGTTCAATGGTAGAACGTCTGTTTTGTAATCAGAAGGCGAGAGTTCGATTCTCTCACTCGGCTCCAATTTTCTTACAGTATATAGTGTAGTGATAGCACAACAAATGCGAACTGTGAAAACAGATGTAGCTAATCAAAATGGTTGCGAGGGTTTGATTCCCTCTGTACTGACAAATTTTTAAACAAAGCGCAGGTGGTGGAATGGTATACACAGCAGTCTTAGAAGCTGCCGCCGTAAGGCTTGTGGGTTCGAGTCCCACCCTGCGCACCATTTATCGACTGACCTCTTCCCAGTCCATTGATCCGTAAATGTCATCGCCATCTTTACTCGCTGCTACAGCTAGAGTTAATTCAAAGGATGTATTTGTAAAGCTATTTCTCTCAAGTTGGAACTTGAACAAAGCTTCTTTAAGAATATCAATAGTAGGACTTCCTTGAGCATTGGAAGCAAGATATCCAGAAGCCAATACTCTACCGCCGGACAGACTAGTTCCATCTAGCTTGTATTCTACAGCGGAATTAGCGCTTCCAGCATCGGTCCATGTACCACCACTAGTTGTCCCTGAAGCAACTGCTCGCCAATTGTAAACTCCTGTACCTAATCCCATTATAGATAATGCAGTTAGAATAACAATAGCATCTTGTCTTGCTGATTTTAAACGTATTGAAACTACAGGGTAAAAGGTTCCTTTTACTGTAAGATCTTTAGGAGCAGTTATTTCTGTGCCTACTGCTTGTTGCAAGCCTCTTAGCTCATAGCCACCTTCAGATATAACTGTGCTACAAACTTGTTTTAATTTGCTCGGACCTGAAGTTGCAGCTTTATTTTCAATTTCATATCTGAGCGGTAGTGATCCTGTTGTAATGTATGTTGAATCAATTAGATTAGCGTGATGGAAGTAATGGCAAGGTACAAACTGACCATTGATAACAAATCCTGTTCTCACAGTGCCTAATCCGAGCCATTCGATATCCGCGAATAAAATTTGAGCCTTTGTAATATCAAGGGTAAGTCCAGATGGTCCTGATCCATCTAAGCGATCTACATTCCATTGCGACTGTGGGATACGGTTAGATGAAAGCGAGCCAGAGGTAATGCTGCGTTCAACCATGTAAAGAGTGCTATCGTCTAACTCTAAGTAGATACCATTATCAACGCCAAAATAACCAACACGTTGTCTAAGATTTGTCTTAGCTTGGTTGAAGGTGAATGTATTTAACAGCTGTAAGCTCTTACCAGGTTGATATGCAAATACTTTAGTAGTTTCGCGATAAACTTTAGAACCGCTGAGAGCATCAACTTTTAGTTCGACGAGACCTTGAGTTTGAATAAATTGCGCAGAAGCAGATGTTGATGTAGATCCTCCTGTTAATGTTGCCCAAAGGTTGTTATCTGCATATCTATGAGACGAGTCAAAAAGAGTCAATGGACTTGATGTTCGTGTTCTTCCGAATGCGTCGCTTCCCATGTTTAAGTTGCCTGTATAGTTGCTTGTTGTATCATCAACACTCTTAACTAATACAGCATACTTAGGATAGACCTCAACAGAACTTGTTGGAGCAACTCCGGTAGCGTTAGGTGAGTTGTATCGTGTAACAGATACAGCAGGGTATGTTGTATGATTTTTAAGTTCAACAAACTTACCGTATTCTGCGGTTTGATAATTTGCTACAACAACGGTATTATATTCACTCATCAAAAGTATTTATCATTTTGAGTGGATTATTATTAATTTGTTGTTATAATAAGTTGTATGTCGGATAGAACAACAACCAAAACAAGAAAAGCTACAGTAAAACGCGGCAATGTTACTGTTCGTAAGACTGTAACAGTAACAAAGACTGTAAAGGCTCCAAAAGAGAAACGGAGACGTAAGAAATAATTTTTATATGGGTGTGTGGTCGAGTCTGGTTTATGGCGCCGCACTTGAAATGCGGAGGTGGTGAAAGCTGCCCGTGGGTTCAAATCCTACCGCACCCGCCAATTTAATAAATTGCATGATGAGTCGCGCTCATCTGATCTGGAATACGCAGGAGGACGTCCAGTAAGAATAATATATAAACCCTGCACAATTTTTAACGGCTCCGTGGTGGAACGTATACACAGCAAACTTAAAATTTGCCGCCTTAGGGATTGCGATGTCGAAGTCGCCGGAGCCACCATTTTAACATTATGCGTAAATTAACATTTAGCGATTGCGAATCGCATGTAGACAAGATTTGTAAGTCGATTGTAAAATCGCACTGGCAGCCCGACTATATTGTAGGCCTCAGTAGAGGTGGATTAGTTCCAGGAGTAATGATTAGTCATTGGCTCAATGTACCATTTAAGCCTCTTGAGGTCTCTCTCAGAGATGGTGGGTATCGTAAGAGTTCAAAGTTTCTTTCAAAAGAAGCGCAATACGGTAGAAACATTCTCATTGTCGATGATATTAATGATTCAGGTAAAACATTTAACTGGATTATGAGTGACTGGGAGACTACAATCAGCCAAGGAGGGCATTCGCTCGAAGATGCATGGAACAACAATGTAAGATTTGCTGTTCTCGTTAACAAGATCGAGAGTGGCTGCGATGTTAGTATTGATTACTTTGGCGCAGATAACTCATGCGACGTCTCTCCGAAAGAATGGTATTCCTTTCCTTGGGAACTTTAATATAATATCTATAACGCGCGATTAGCTCAGCGGTAGAGCAGATCCTTTACACGGATAAGGTCGGCGGTTCAATCCCGTCATCGCGTACCACTTTTTAATAAATAACATTATGCAATTTACAGCTTTAGTTGAGAAGGTCATAGACGGTGTGACGGAAATGTTTACTCTCTTTATAACCAAGAGAGCCGCAGGCGCAAAAAAGATCGAGGATGCTGCACGCAAGAAAGGCATGTACGCAATTCTTACAGCGTATCATTTTGCAGGTAAGGTCAAACCTTATGCTGACGCATTAAAATGGGCTAAGAAAGAAGCTAAAGAGGATCACTTCAAAGAGCAGTATAAGGAATTTTACTCCAAGCTGAAGAACATCGATTCTCTCTCTCAAAAAGAATTTCAAATGATTACAGGATCTCTTGAGGCGTACGGCGAAGTTTATATTCAGTCAAAGACGCCAAAAGATTATTCAAAATAATAACAACGAGGCGGTGGGAGAATGGCCATCCAGCGGACTGCAACTCCGTGTATATCAGTTCGAGTCTGATCCGCCTCTCCAATTTATAACGAACACGGGTATAATATAATGGTAGTATGCAACGTTGCCAACGTTGATGTTCCGGATCAAAACCGGGTACCCGTACCACTTTTTGCCTCGATATCCCAATTGGTAGAGGAGCATGTTTAAGGGACATGATGTTGAGGGTTCGACTCCCTCTCGAGGCACCAATATACCACTGTAGTTCAGAGGCAGAACGCGTCGCTCATAACGACGAGGTCGGGATTTCGAAATTCCCTGGTGGTACCAAATTTTAAGGAACGTTGACAGAGTCCGGTATTGTGCTGTCCTGCTAAGACATGGCCAACCCTATAAAGGTTGCATTGGTTCAAATCCAATACGTTCCTCCATTTTCAACAATGTTAAGTGTTTTGAGAGATTTCATAACGAACTAAGATATAATTAAGGAGTAACGAAACAATATACCAAAATGACACAAGTACTAGAAAATATCAAAAATACAGTCAAGCAACACACCCTTGTACCTTTTACCGCACGCGAGATTGCGTGCAATAAGCAAGGCGATAGAGCAACGATCGACGTTGTAACAAACAATACTCGCTTTACCGTAGAGAAACCAGGCGATATTATGTCTGCGATCGGTATTAAGCCTTCTCTTGCTAAGCGCATTCTTAGCAATCCTACTGAGAACTGGTCTGTCTTCCAAGATGCGATCAGCAATATTGATAAGAATAAAACTTATGGTTTGATTGCGCGTAGCGATAATGCTGCAATTAGCATTGTTGATACTAAATTGAAAGAGATTCAACAATTGAATTATGACTCTCGCATTGACGACCTTATCAATACTCTTGACGGTAATGCAGGCTTTCAATTCCACAATGCGCTCTTCAATCCTCTCGATTGCTCAGTTGATATCAATGTCAACAACCTCTCTCGTGAGCTTGATATGGGCGGTGGCGATCTTTAGAAGTTCGG